AACGAAAACTCGAAGAGTATCAGGCTTATCTTCAAAGGAAAAAAATCAGATCAAACCTCTTGCCTAAACCCCAAGGATGGCAAATTGATACACCAAGACCCGGAGATGCAAGCTTCTCAGGACCAAGTTTGACAGAGCTCGCAGAGCTCTGGCAAATAGAAAAATGGTTAAACAGCAATCTTTGCAAAGAAAGAGAATTTAAGATGCCAGCTCTCTGGCTCTATGGACCACCTAATATGAACAAGACTAGTCTGTTCAGAAAAATAGGTAAATATTATAGTATTTACTGGATGCCCATCGAAGAACACTTCTTCGATGACTACGTAGATGATGACTATCATCTAGTAGTTCTTGATGAATATAAAGGTCAACATACTATTCAGTTCTTGAATAATTTTATTCAAGGAGGAATTATGAGTATTCGCAAGAAAGGAACTCAATATCTGAAGATGAAGAACATACCAACTGTTATCTTAAGCAACTTCAGTCCGGAAGAAGCATACAATAATGCGAACAAATCCGCAGGATTTGAAGCATTATTGACAAGGTTAGTAGTTGTGCAAATAAACACTAGATTGGACTTATCGAAGATAAGTCCAATCTATCAAGTAGACGGAGCCTTACAACAGGAGGACCCTACCGAGGCCAGTGTTCAAGAGTATGCTTCGCCTGACTGGGAGAATGCTAGTACAGAGGAAGGTCTCGTTACTTTTAGTGAATATAATCCTATGTTAGTATATGATAGAAATGCTAACAGCGATTGGTATTCTAGACTCAGATATCTCCAGGAATACCGACTCGGTATCAGATTCAGAAAGCCAGAGCCAATAATTTTAAAAAGGAAAAGATGTTATTCTGTTCCATCATGTGATGAAAATCTTTATTAATAAAGTTAATTATCATAATATCTTATACGTGCGGTACCGAAGAAAGCGCAGTCTGTATCGGTACCTGCAGATTCACTACCTACCCATAACATGTAGAGTGCTCCAGTAGCGATATCTCCTATACCTCCGGTGTTACCACCATTGTATGTTGTGCTGAGATTGAGTTTTTTGAATTTTTTAACTGGCCATTGACAGTTATCAAGTGCAGCTATACCATTTGTAGTATCGTAGATTAGGCGACCAACAGCCCACTGTTTGTCAACTAATATTTTGAAACGATCTCTATTGTTTGGGTTGAGTTGTGCTAATGAAGTTGCTTCGAATAAAACATCAGTTAATGCAGGAACTGCGCCATTTGGTTGCATATCGGCAACTACAATCAATCTGCATAGCTGACCTTGGGAAACTAAGGGAGAGGTAATGGTTGTAAAAGAACCTTCTTGACCTACCATTCCTCGGATGTAGATTGATTTTATGCATATTCTTCGACCGATTCGGTCGTTGTATGTGGTACCCATAACTAGGCCGTTCATAAGTTGAAAGGCACCAGTTGTATTGCAAGTGAGGATTGCTATTGTCATATCTTTGTATTTCTTTTCTGGTATCGGAAAAGAGAAACCTCTAGTAGCCATTGGAGCGCTACTTTTTTTGTAAGCAGTTCTTGCGGTACCTTTCTTTTTATAAGTGCCATTTTTTGAAGATTTCTTTCTCCTAGGAGCCATTTTGTTTACAGTAATTTCTGCAGGAAATTAATAAACAAATTATATTTATTTATGTAAAATTTAAGCAATCAATTTGTTCCACTCCCCGAAGGGCTAGAACTAGTTCTTGGAACAAATCAAAAATGCGGCGCGGCCTGGTCGCGCCATTTTTTTGCGTATTAGAGATAGGACCACGTGAGATCATTGGTGCTTGCACCACTCACAGACTAGCAACACGTGCGGCCTCGGGAACGGGAACGTTCCTTTATTGGCGTTAGCCAATCAGGGCACGCAGGGCACGAGTGCCCACGAGGAGCCACGCGAGTCGTGTCGTGGCCTCGAGGCGCCTCGAGGCCACAGGCGGGAAGGGATAAAAATGAAATTTTTATAGCACTGGGGGATTAATATTACTATCCCCCAGTGCTCGCCCTCGCCCGCTCGCCCGCCTCTCCTGTTGTGCCACGTATGCCAAGAACCCGAGAAATTAACGCAGTTAATTGGTTTTTAACTTATCCTAAGTGTGATGCCACCAAAGAAGAATTCATCCAAAACCTCAAGGATTTCGCGATCAATCACGAAGTTAGAGGAGCCATTGTTGCCCAAGAGCAACACAAAGATGGAGCAAACCACCTTCATGCCGTTATCCAATTCTCTACCTGCTTTAGAACAAGAAATACCGCTATCCTTGATCAGCTCACCACAAGTAAGGAACATCCTAAAGGAAAACATGGTAATTATCAGTCCGCTCGTAACCTCAAAGCCTGTATCGACTATGTACGCAAGAGCGACCCAGCTCCTTGCACTTATGGAGAACTTAGAGAAGGAAGGAAGCCTACTTCTAAAGAAACGAGAATGGATCACCTTGTTGAGATTATCAGGCAAGGTAAAAGCATGGATGAAGCTGAAGAAAGAGACCCCGGATCTTTCTGCATGCATAAACGAAGACTCGAAGAGTATCAGGCTTATCTTCAAAGGAAGAAAATTAGAAAAGACCTCTTGCCTAAACCAACCGGATGGGAAATCCAAACCCCAAGACCAGGAGATACCTCAGTCTCAGGACCAAGTCTGACAGAGCTCGCAGAGCTCTGGCAAATAGAAAAATGGCTGAACGATAATCTCTGCAAAGAGAGAGAGTTCAAGATGCCAGGACTCTGGATATATGGACCACCGAATATGAACAAGACCAGCTTGTTCAGAAAAATAGGTAAATATTATAGCATTTATTGGATGCCAATCGAAGAACACTTCTTCGATGATTATGTTGATGATGACTATCAGCTGGTTGTCCTGGATGAATATAAAGGACAACACACTATTCAATTCTTGAATAACTTTATTCAGGGAGGAATAATGAGTATAAGAAAGAAAGGCTCTCAGTATCTTAAGATGAAGAATATACCAACTGTTATTCTTAGTAACTACTCGCCAGAAGAGGCATACAATAATGCGAACAAATCCGCAGGATTTGAAGCATTATTGAGCAGGTTAGTAGTTGTTCAAATAAGAGATAGGTTGGACTTATCGAAGATAAGTCCTACCTACCCTCCAGACGGAGCCTTACAACAGGAGGACCCTACCGAGGCCAGTGTTCAAGAGTATGCTTCGCCTGACTGGGAGAACGCTAGTACAGAGGAAGGTCTCGTTACTTTTAGTGAATATAATCCTATGTTAGTATTTGATAGAAATGCTAACAACGAGTGGTATTCTAGACTCAGATATCTGCAGGAGTACCAACTCTCAATCAGATTCAGAAAGCCAGAGCCAATAATATTAAAGAGAAAAAGAGCTTATGCTCCTCCATCATGTGATGAAGAAATTTTTTAATAAATTTAATTATCGTAATATCTTATTCGTGCTGTGCCAAAAAATACACAGTCGGTATCTGTTCCTGCAGGTTCGCTTCCTACCCAGAGCATGTAAAGTGCTCCTGTGGCAATATCTCCGATAGTGCCAGCATTACCACCGTTGAAGGTGGTTTTTACATTCATTTTCTTGTACTTCTTAACAGGCCATTGGCAATTATCTGCGAAACCAATACCGTTGGTTGTATCATATGTAAGTCGGCCAACAGTCCATTGCTTGTCAACGAGGATTTTGAACCTATCTCTGTTATTTGGATTGAGTTGAGCGCAAGCGGTAGCTTCAAACAAGATATCAGTTAATGCTGGAACAGCTCCATTAGGTTGCATATCTACGAAGACAATTAATCTTGCTAATTGTCCAGGTGCGTTTATAGGAGAGGAAATAGTTGTTATTGCGGCCTCTTGACCAACTATTCCTCTTATATAAATTGATTTAACGCATATTCTTCGACCTATTCGGTCGTTGTAAGTGGTACCCATTTGCATACCATTCATAAGTTGAAAAGCACCAGTTGTGTTTGCTGCTAAAGTTGCGATTGTCATATCCTTATACTTTTTTTCAGGTATAGGGAAAGTAAAACCTCTACTTGCTCCGGGAGCAGTAGGTTTTTTTGTAGAGGTTCTTACTCTTCTTCTTTTGGTATGGTAGTCTTCATTACCATTTGAACGCTTTCTTTTTGGTGCCATTATATAAGTTTAATTTTCATACGAAAATTAAAAATAAAATATTTTTATTTATATATGATATACGCAATCAATTTGTTCCCACTCCCCGAAGGGCTAGAATTAATTCGTGGAACAAATCAAAAATGCGGCGCGGCCTGGTCGCGCCATTTTTTTGCGTATTAGAGATAGGATCACGTGAGATCATTGGTGCTTGCACCACTCACAGACTAGCAACACGTGCGGCCTCGGGAACGGGAACGTTCCTATATTGGCGTTAGCCAATCAGGGCACGCAGGCCACGAGGGCCCACGAGGAGCCACGCGAGTCGTGTCGTGGCCTCGAGGCGCCTCGAGGCCACAGGCGGGAAGGGATAAAAATGAAATTTTTATAGCCCTGGGGGATTAATTTTACTTACCCCCATGGGTCG